CGTGGCCGCGCTGAAGTTCGCGTACACCGGCGGCAGCCCCGGGCACGCGACGAACACCGCGCAGGGCCGCAGGCCGAGAGTGACCGCCAGCGTCGCCGCCCCGGTGCCCATGTAGGTCCCCATGCGGAAGGGCGAATCGAGGCGCGATTTTTGCGCGGGCGAAAGATGGATGTCCCCATTGGCGATATGGCTGCCGCACAGCAGCTCCTTGGGCAGGAACGAGGCCAGCTGCAGGCCCGTGCTCACCGCCGGGCAGAAATCCGCCGCCACGTCGGCCCAGGCCTCCATCACGAAGGCGTCGGTGTCCCGGTGGGCGGTGACCTCCTTGCAGCCGGAGGCCCGCAGGTTCAGGTCGCTGGCAAAGGTGAGCATGTCCAGCACCTGGGTGAAGATCTCGTGGCAGCGGTCGCCGCCCTCGCTGAAGGGCACGTGGATCCCCAGCCGCAGGCGCACGGCGGCGCTGCGGCAATACTCCTGGCGCTCCAGCACGCCGTCGTTGTTCGCCACGAACTTGTCTGTGATCTGCACGGAGCCCAGCCCCACGGCCACCGTGGCCCGGCGCAGGGGCACGGCCTTGTTCTGCGCGGGAAACTCCGTGAGGAAGGTGATTTCGCTTAAAATTGCCTGCTCGCCCAGCCACTGCGCCACCGCGCCGGGCATTGCGGAGATTGCGGACATAGAAACCTCCTTTGAATGAACAATGTACAATGAACAATTAACAATGATGAGCGTACGTCGCGGAGCGAAAATCAATTGTACATTGTTAATTGTTCATTGTTAATTAAAATCACTCCACCATGCTNCGTATCACCGCCCAGACATGGCTCGGCTCGTCGCCGAAATAGACCATTTCCGCGCGGTCGATGGTGAAGCGCTCGTCCCCGTGGGCGATCCACGCGCCGCGGGGCAGTTCGGCCAGGTCGTGCTCGGGCGGGCCGAGGTAGAGGTAGTGGCCCTCCCGGTTGAAGCCGATGCGGGTGTTCACCCCGCCCAGGTACATCTTGTTCTTGTAGCGCAGGGGCTGCACGAACGCGCCGAAGGGCTCGCTCTCGCCGCCGTTATCGGGGAGGCAGAGCGTCACCTGGCGCCCGTAGCGCTCCAGGATGCGCTTGATGTCGTTGGCCTCGGCGCTCATGCTTTGGCCCTCCGTTTGGCGGGCGCCTGGAAGCTGGTTTGCCCGGCGTAGAAGCCCGTGTCCTTCAGCAGGTCGCGGATATCCTCCATGGCTGCCTTGCGCGCCTGCTCGGCCCAGGCCATGCGGTCTTTTTTGCCGCCGTCGCCGCCCTGCTTCTTCGTCACGGTGATATCCCCGGCCTTGAAGCCGGTGACGCCGTCGAAATCGCTGTCCTTGCCCCCCGCGCGCTGCAAGAGCATGCAGCAGGCCATGGCGGCCGCCGCCTGGTCCAGCCGGGGGTCGTTTTTGCACTCCACCTTCAGCCGCGGGGCGAGCTGCTCCATCGCTGCGGCGCAGAAGGGCAGGGCCTCCATGGCGGCGTCCTCGTCGAGCTCGACCAGCAGGCGCAGGCGGCCCAGGATGCTGTATTGTGTCATAAATACCACCTTTCCTGTAGGGGACGGCCTTTTCGCCCGCCCCCTACATCCCTATGCTGACCCACCTGTTCAATTGTTAATTGTTAATTGTTAATTGTTCACTCCATCACCACCGCGGCCGCCGGGAAGATCTTCGCGAAGCCCACGGTGGAGGAGATGGCCGCGCGGTTCAGCTGCCTGTCGATGAGCTTGTCGTAGTCGGTGACGATGTCGCCCGCGAGGACGCGCTCCAGGGCGCAGCTTTTGTCCAGGGCCACGAGCTTGCCCGCGGGCACGGCGGCGCTCTTGAGCACTGACGCGCCCAGTGGTGTTATCATCCTGCCCGTGCCGTGGAAATCCAGCCCGGCGCAGCTGTCGCGCAGCTCCGGCATGGCGAGGAGCTCGCTCACGCCGCCCGCGTCGGCCAGGAGCGTGGTCATGGTGAAGGGGTCGAAGCTGTTCCACAGGGCGATGAGGTCGTCGTAGGCCAGGCTGCTGCCGCCCTTGCTCACCACGGCNGCGGCGGTGCCGGGGTTGCCGTCGCCGCTGATGAGCACGGCCACGGCGTCGGCCAGGGCGGCCTTGGCGATGTCCGCGCCGATCTGCCGCAGCGCCACGGTGAACAGGTCGAGGCGGTGGTAGCGCAGGGCCTCGTAGCTCGCGCTGAGCACGCGGCCGTGCTTGCGCATGTTCACCAGGGCGGACTTGGTTTTCACGAGGGTTACGGGCAGCTCGCCGGCCTCGGCGGTGGGGTCAACGCCAGTGGTGGCGCTGCTCACCGAGCGGTAGTCCAAGCCCTCCACGAGGGTGGTGGCCGCCACGAGGTCCGCCAGCTGGTCGGCCTGCTCCAGGCCCTGGCGCACCGCGCGGGCGATGTACTCGGGGAAGAGCGTGGCCGTCTGCGAGGAGGTGAAGAACTTCTCGACGCGGTCGCTNCCCGCCCCCGAGACCCGGATGCCGAAGCGCTTGAGCTGCCGCTCATAGGCGTCGAGGCCCTCGAGGGCGGTGCCGCGGTAGTTCTCGCCGGGGTCGGCGGCCTCNAGGGCCCGGGTGAAGCTTTTGCCGGTGGCGTAGAGGCCCTTGTCCAGNTGGATGGTGTCGAATGCCATGATGTTTCTCCTTTTCTTGATTGNGATTTTTATTGGATGTTAAATTCTGAATCCCTCGTTGCCATTGCTTTCGCCCTGCTTTGCGCCCCAGATCAGCTGGCCCTTCAAGGGCAAAGATTTCGAGGCCTGGGCTTCGAGGGTGCCGCAGAGGGCGCGCAGCTCGGCGGCGGGCAGGCATGAGCACATGGAGCGCAGGGTTTCACGCGCGATCCCCGGGACGGCGATGGCGGCGGCCCGCAGGGTTTTCTCGAGCAGCTCCATGCGATAGGTCATGCCGTCCTCGGCCAGAAGGCGGAGCGCCTCCAGCTCCGGGTCCTCCCGGCGTTTCTGCTTCTTTTTCACGACCCCGGCGGCGGGCTGGGCCGGCACCGCCACGAACGAGAACTCGTAGGCGTCCGTGGGCTCGTCCAGCACGGCGTGGCAGAGCGCGCCGTCGTAGANCTCNCCCTTGCGGTGGGAGCAGCCCTCGCGGCCGTAGGGCCTGCCGCAGATGGAGCAGGTCACGCGCCTGACCGCGCAGGAGACGCTCACCTCCTTTTTAATCCCGCCGTCGATCGCCTTGATCAATGCCTCGTTCTCGCCGCCGCGCAGCAGGTAGGCCTGGGCGCGCAGGGCCGCGTAGGGCTCGCCGGTTTTGGTGGCGCGCGCCGGGTCGTCGAGCACCTGCGCGGCATAGATGCGCATGACCTGGTCGCCGGCCTTGCCGCTGTGGTCAAAGAGCCCCGTTTTGCCCACGAACAGGCCTGCCAGGGTTTCGAGGGCCGCGCGGGTGAAGCGCTCGCCGTCGCGGTCGATCTCGTTGTCGCACAGGTTCGCCCGGAAGACGTAGAGCTCCCCGGCGGCAAGCTCCCGCCTGGTCCATTGATGAATCAGCGCGAGGTCGTCTTCGCCGGGTGTGCCCGGCGTGGGTTCGGTTGCTTGCTCCATCAGCTTTTGGATGTCCATAATAACCTCCCCTCCATTGTTCATTGTTAATTGTTAATTGCGCCGCCTGGGCCCGCAGCAGCCGCGCCCGGGCCAGCTCCACCTCGTCGGCCAGGGTGATGTCGTCCCACTCCACCGAGCAGCGCGGGTCCTCGCCCCAGATGCGCAGCACCGCCTGGGCCACCCGCAAAATCACGGGGGTGAGCACCCGCCGGTAGCTCTCCAGCTCGCTGGTGAGGAGGTCGGCCTGCACCGAGCTCATGCGCTCCGTGGAGCTCCACGTCAGCCCCAGCAGGAAGGGCGGCAGGCCCGTTTTCGCCACGATCTGCTCGAGGAGCTGGCGCAGGGGCACCTGGCAGTCGGGCAGGGGGGCGTCCGCGCCGATGACCGCGATGCGCACGTCCCCCGCCGCGACGAAATCGTGCAGGCCCGCGCCCTCGCGCATGGTGTTCTCCCACTCGCGCGCCAAGAGCTTGGTGCGCTCGCCGGCGCGGGCCTGCTCGTTGGGGTCGCCGCCGGGGTGGTAGGTCACGGCGAAGCGCACGTTGCCCAGGCGCTCCCAGTTTTGCCCCAGGGTGTCGAGGATTTGCAGCAGCACGGCGCTGACGAACGGCAGCCCCTTGAGCAGGGAGTTCCCTGTCAAGGCCCCGGGCGCGGGGTTGAGCACGCTGTAGAACAGCAGCGCGGGGTAGGGCGCGCTTTTGAGCCGGTCGGCCTCCCCGGTGCAGATTTCGACGTCCAGGCCGTTGTGCGCCCGCCGCAGGGTGACGCCCTCCAGGGGCGCGTTCCACAGGGCGGCGGGCTGGCCGTCCTCGCGCAGGACGAGCTCGCCCAGGGCGGTGCCGTAGGTGAGCAGCTGCTCGAAGTAGCCGCCCACAAAGGCCGGGATGCCGCGCTGCGTGCCCCCCACCGGGATCATCCCGAGGAACTCGCGCAGGCGCGCCTCTGCGAGCTCCCCGCCCTCGGCCTTCAGCGTGAAGCCGCCCAGGAGGCGCACCAGGCGCATCACCGCCGCGTCGATGATGGGCACGTTTTCCCGCAGCTGCCGGTAGAGCGCGGCCTCGGCGGCGGGGGAGCGGGTTTCGCCGGCGGCGCAGGGCCAGCGCTCGGGGCCGCCGCGGGGCAGGTTGCGCATCACGGCGGGATATCCCGCTCCAGGGAAGGGTGCGCGCTCGCCCCGGGAGGCCGGGAAGGCGGGGTTATCCGGCGGCGGGGCTTGGTTTCGTTTTCTTGGCATGGTTTTT